CAGTGTGATAACCGCTAAAAGTACCGTCATAAGGCGGATCGCAGTAGACAACATCACCCGCCTGCAGCATTGCCAGCGTTTCGTCATAACTGGCGCAGATGAACGTCGCGCGCACAGCCTTTTCAGCGAATGCACGTATTTCATCGACAGGCAGATAAGGCTTTTTGTAATTACCATATGGAACATTGAAAAGACCGCGCTGGTTATAACGGCACAAGCCGCGATAACAATGACGATTAAGGAAAAGGAAATAAGCTGCCTTTTCTATTGGCTCCAGGGGTACAGTGTTAAAAAACTGGCGGCATTTATAATAATCTTCTTCCGTGGTGAACTTGGAGAAAATACGCTCTACCAAATGAATAAAGCTGTTAACGTCTTCTTTAATCACCTGATAAAGATTTATAAGGTCAGGGTTAATATCCGCAACAAGATAATAAGGATAGTCTGTTGCCATCATCACAGCGCAGGAACCTGCGAAAGGTTCAACCAGTCGAGGGCCATCTGGGAGGTGCTTTTTGAGTTCGGACATTATGGCGGTTTTGTTTCCCGCCCATTTCAAGATAGTGCTCATACAACACCTCCGTTGTAGTGTTTGCTTTTTAGCTCTGCGATTTCCTGACAGGTCACACAGCACTGCACGCCCGGAATAGCGCGGCGGCGAGCTGGAGGGATTGGTGCATCGCATTCGATGCAAAGCACACGAGAAACGCCCGGCGCTCTGTTGCGGGCAGTGTGGATGTGGCGCTGGCGTTCTTCTTCAACGCGCTGCTGTACGAGATCCATAGAATCAGCCATTAGTGCAGCTCCTGAGATTCGTTTTCGTAGCGGGTTGCTTCGCGGCGCAGAAGCTCAGCCGCTTCAATACCGTTTAACCCTTTGTTGGTGATATGGGTTGCCAGTGCCTCAAGGCGGATTGAAACTGCTAGCGCGCGGCCTTTGCGCTCCTCACGTTTGGCAATGTCGATCACCGCCATAAGCGGATCGGTTTCGGCTACAAACATTTTTGGTAATTCGTTCTGCATTGTTCTTTCTCCTGAATTTGGACAAAAGAATGCCCGGCGGGTTTACGCCATTAATTTCTGTTGTGGGTTAATTCGGCATGGTTAGCCGTTTGGGAAATAAGCTCACCACTGCACGAAAATGATTCATTGCTTTAACCAGTTCCCGCTTTTCGTCAGTAGTCAGATCACTAATATTGACGCTGTGACGTTCTGCCGGAATTTTTGCCATAAAGAATATGGCTGCCAGTGCCCGCTCATTTTGTTTATGGTTTATATCGCGACGATCCCGCATATCTTTAATAAACCTTTCAAGCTCTGGCTCAATATTCAGACCAAAAACACTCGCCCTTAATTCAGCTATACGGTTCAGTCCTTCAAGCCGTTGACCCGGGCTTAGTGGAACAGTCGCTGCAGTGCCTTCAATAGCCATGGTTTCACCTGTTTGGTAGTGGTCAGCCCTGCCAGCAGCTCTTCCTGAGAGCGAGACGGGTGCCAGCGCTTGCCATCTTTCCCGATAATCCAGCCATGGCCGCAGTGCATACCTTGGCTTTGTTTAACCAAAAGCGATGCGAATGAGGGTTCCTTACTAAGCATAAGCACCTCAGATCAGGCCAAATGAAGCGCTGAGGCCCGTTACTGTATCAACAGCACTTGCCATTGCTGGGTTGTACTGTAGGCGCGCGTGCAGGGAAACAGCTGTAAGTGCCATCAAACGAGTAACAGAATTGATGCTTTCGATAACTTGGCGGCGTTCCGTTGTTGTCTGGTGTTCACCAGAAACAGCGCTTGCTGCAACGCGACCGATCTCTGCTGTAGCATTCAAAACGTAATGAGGCATCTTCTCGCTGGCTACTTCGTTCAGCGGCACACATGGCAGGCAATGGATTTGAGCCAGGAACCCATCAACCAGCGTTGAGTCCTCAGTGATATCCGTCAGCAGCCAAATATCCGGCGCCGTGAGTTGATGCGGTTGTTCCGGGTTCAGTTTGTTGCGCAGCGTTTGGACATTCATGCCTGCTCGCTCTGCAAGCTTCGCCATATTGTGGCGCAGTGCGAAAGCGCGGCAGGCCTCGTCAAAATGCGGATGTTTGGAAATCTTATAATCAAACATGTGAGCCTCTTAAAAAGTTCTCATAATCGAACTTACTAACCAACAATGACGCGGAAGTTGGAATGACCGAGAGACTCTCGAACCTGATCGGTTTTGTACATCAAGTAACGCAGGCAAACGCGCCCCTTGTTTTTCTCTTTTTTAACCATGTACTTAGCTAGTTGACCATGGTGAATTTTTTGATAAACAGAGCCGCGGGAAATGCCTTCCCATTCCGCGAACTCAGCTGGAGTAGCCATCTCTTTTGGTACACGAATTGAAATATCGGTGCTCATAGTGCAGTATCTCTTAGTTTTAGTGCGTTTTATGATGTTCAACCCCAACTTCCAAACTCTCAATTTAGAAGTTGGATATAAATTACGATCCCGATATTGGATTGTCAAATGGAGAGTTCAACTTGAAGATTAGCAGCGGTGCAAATACGGGAGGTAAGGAAGCCATCAAAAGGCTAATGATTGCCTACGGTTTCAATACTCAAATTGCTTTAGTTGAACACCTTCAAGCTTCGAAAAGCACTATGGCAAACAGGCTCTTACGCGACAGCTTTCCTGCCGACTGGGTTATTCAGTGCGCCCTTGAAACAGGCATTTCTTTGCTCTGGCTTACAACAGGACAAGGCGAAATGTACCCTCAGATGGACGAAAAAAATAAGTCCAAAAACGAGAGTCAGACCACAGTACGCCCCCTATCTAAGATTATCGTCCCGCCAGTGAAACAGGTGACGATTGAGGGAGGTACCTTTAATGAGCTGGATGATATTTATCTTGATCAGGGGCTGATTTCAGGTAAAGCAGAAGACTGTTTGTTCGTCAAAACGACTGAAGGGGATTACGTAGTCGATACATCTGCAAAGCAGCTCAGCAATGGAACCTGGCTAATTGATATTGATGGCATGAAAAATATCGTGAAGATTGCCCGCATCCCAGGGAACAAAATTATCGTCCATCAAGATGAAACCTCTTTTGAATGCTCTGTCGATGACGTTGAGGTAATTGGCCGCGCAGTAAAAATCATTAAGAGCATCTAAACATGACCATCAGAAAACAGCCGAACGGAAAATGGTTGTGCGAATGTTACCCAAACGGGCGCGACGGCAAGCGCGTTCGCAAGCAATTTACAACAAAGGGTGAAGCTGTAGCATTCGAAAACTTCACCATGGATGAAGTAAATAAAAAGCCCTGGCTGGGTGAAAAGGAAGATCGGCGGCGTTTGTCAGAATTGATTGAACAGTGGTATTCCCTATACGGCCAGACGCTCGCAGACCCCAAGCGCCTAATGGCGAAACTTAATATTATCTGCAATGGGCTGGGCGATCCCGTGGGCTCTGAGTTAACCGCCGGTGACTTTACAAAATATAGAGAGGCACGCTTAAAAGGTGAGGTTCGTAACGAAGACGGCGCGGTAATGTCGCCAGTAAAGCCCCGCACGGTAAACCTGGAACAGCGTAACTTATCATCCGTTTTTGGCACCCTTAAAAAGCTGGGTCACTGGTCAGCTCCTAACCCACTCGCAGGCCTACCAACATTCAAAATCGCAGAGGGGGAACTGGCGTTCCTGGCCTCGGACGAAATTAAACGCCTACTTGATGCCTGTGCTGATTCTCAAAGCCCCAGCCTGTTGATGATCGTAAAGGTATGCCTGGCCACTGGCGCGCGGTGGAGTGAAGCCGAAAACCTACAAGGCCATCAGTTATCCAAATACCGAATCACCTATACAAAAACTAAAGGCAAGAAAAACCGAACCGTACCAATATCTCAGGATCTGTATGATGAACTACCCAAAAACAGAGGGAAGTTATTCACTCCATGCAGAAAAGCTTTTGAGCGAGCAGTTAAAAGAGCCGGTATCGACTTGCCTGAGGGCCAGTGTACGCATGTGCTGCGCCATACATTCGCCAGTCACTTTATGATGAACGGCGGAAACATACTGGTGCTACGCGATATTCTGGGACATGCCGATATAAAAATGACGATGGTTTATGCACATTTTGCACCCGACCACCTTGAAGATGCAGTAACAAAAAATCCTTTATCAAAATTAGATTGGAAAGAGAAAAATGCTTCATGATTTATATTTTACTTTCAAACCTGACACTTTAACCTCAAGTATATTACTTGGTATGTTTGTCATCTATCTTTTAGTTGAATTAATCTTGTGTGCTAAAAACAAAGCCTTTAACATGGACGCAGCACCATTAACCAAACAATATTTATTTAAGCAAGCTGTCAGGATACCATGCTTGTTGGCATTGTTTTTTGGAATACTCTCATGGATAGGTCACGTACCGAAATTTGACAATGATGGCTTTAATAACTTCATCCTTATTAGCAAGTTACCCATAGGCATTCTCTCTTTGACAATCCCATTTGTTGCGGTTGTAAACAATATTCATAGAACCATTCAAACAAACACACAAATTGAAGTTGCACAAAGCAAAAACATATCTGATAGTTACTATAGCCACTTTAAGTATATCACAGATTACCTGACCAATTTACCTAAAAGAACATTAGACATTAAAGTATCCTACAATAATGAAATAAATTACGAATATGGCATAACTTATCCGGTACATCTCTATAATTATTTATTTAAGGAAAACTCACCGACTAAAGGAATAAGTAGCTCGGATAAAGCTTACTTTAATAAACTTACCGACACGTTTTTAGATCTAAGTTTGGAATGTGAGAAAATTACAAGCGAGCAAGAGCAGCGAGAAAAAGATGAGATTCCATACTATGTGTTACGAAACCAAGCTACTGCGTTAAATAAAATAGAGATAAATTTAGAGTCTCTTTATAAAATGCTCTGTATTAGGACACCGCAAATACAATACCACTTTTCATATGGATCATCAGGTACCGGATTATCATTTAAAACAAATTTTGGTTCTAGTGAAGAGTTAGCGGGCAGAATAGAGATTATGTACAATTTTATGCTGCATGTAACAGAGGTTATTACTTACATAGATTATGAAGATGTACTTAAGGAGGAGAAAGGTAGTATTCATAAATCTATTGAATTTTTACGCAAGAATAACCCGCTAATATTTAAGGTTATAAAATACAATTCAGGGGCTGCTAAGCCTAGTCTACAATTAGATGGCGACAATTTGGCGGCAGAGCATTAAAAACGCATAAAACGGACAAATACCGAATAACACTAACACTCTGTTTTTAAAGGCAAACTACTGTTTTTATTGCAGTTAAAATGGTATGTAGAAATTTCGGACGCGGGTTCAACTCCCGCCAGCTCCACCAAATATGCATGGACAGTGGCAGGACAGAGTACTAAAAAACAGTAAGTTAGCCACTTATCCCAGACGGTGACCGGACACCAAAGGGACAAAAAAGGATACGCAAAGGAGCCGCGGCTCTCTGTTGTGAAAAGCTCGCTTCGGCGGGCTTTTTTTCTTTTCCAGACTCGAATCGTCATGCTTATCTTTCATCGAATTGAGCCTGGTTAAACACATGATAAGGGTATGCAAATGGACGCAACTGCGGACTTTTTGATTCGTAGCGAAGAGGATTTTTTAAATTTTTTGGAAGTCATTAAAAAATGTGACGGCTTAGAAACTGAAGAATTTCTCTTCCCACAGGTAAAGTTTGAAGGCTGGCCTGTTCTTGATATCAATGTTAAAGGTGAGCGGTACCATTCCTCCATCACTTCAGCCATGCTGTTTGGGATGACGATGCTTAACGAGGAAATTCAGCGCGCTTTCGCTACCATTAGATATGGCTCTCAAAATCTTCAACGATTGACTAACGAAGATAAGCAAAAACTTGATATTGTTTTCAACATTAGCGAAGGTTCCAGTGACGCTGAAGGTGTTACTGATAAGATCATCAATGCGGTGACTGGTTTTCTACGGGATTCTATGAACGGTATGACGGGTTGGCAAAAAATGTTGGTTGTAATCGCGATTGTTGGCGCAGCCAGCACTTGCGGATATCACTACATTTCTGAAAATGCCGAGAGTGAAAGGCATGCAACCGATCGACAAGTAGAAATCGCAAAAACAACATCTGATGGTATTAATAAAGCAATCAGTGCTACTTTGGACTACAAAATAAACGGCAAATCAGCCACTAGTGAAGAAGTTATCCACCATGGGCAGGCAGGTAAAAGTGCTTTAGTTAAGCAACTCGCCGCAGATCCTACCGTTGAATCAGTAACTCTCGGAAATGAGAAGCTCTCTCGCGAAGAGCTAAATAAATATAATGGCCGTCAGGCTATCGATAGGGACCGCCTTGAGAAAACGGATACGTTCTTTGTAAAAGGTGTAACAAGAACAGGACCAACAAACCAAGATATCAATATTAACGTCCTGAGAGTTTCAAACGCGGATGGTTTCACTATTAAAGCTTCTGCTGATGTGATAACCCAAGATGAATTGACTGCGATCACCGACGCTTTATCGAACAATACAACTATAAAAATCAGATATCTGGAAGTTATCGAAAATGGTGCCATCTCTTTAGGTCAGTTTAACACTATAGCAACAGACTAATGTTTTGACAGGGATGCTCTTCTGTCAAGGGGGCGGAGGTTCAAATCCTCTCGTGCCGACCAAAAACACATTGAAAACCAGCCTCTTATGGCTGGTTTTTTTATGTTTGAAATTTGAACGGGGAATCATTGGGGAAAAATGGGGGAATAACCCCCGACATTTACACGCTACATTACAGGCGATTTATCGTCTTTAACTTGGTTAAGTGTATGTGTAAGAACGCCGTGTACCATTACATCATTCAAAGCTTCCCCTTCTATCGCTTCACCATCTTGAGTGATCAGCGCGTGGCCCATTAGCTTCACGAACTGGTTTCTCCCGTCCATGCTAACCAGCAACGTATCCCCTCCTTCTGGCTTCAGACTGACGTTAATAACGGCCCAGCCGCATGACGTTTCAATAACCCGACAGTTGTTATCTACACCGCAGATAGCATCTATCGTAATGCGCTGCTCCTGGTAATCGGTAGCTGGCGATGGAAACCCCATTAGAAAATCCTCCCCATGTTACGCAGGATCCAGTATCGGTTCTCGCTTTCGGTTGTCGTCTTATCGGCAAAGTCAGGCTGATATCGCTCAATCCATGAATTGGCATCTGCTTGGCTGAAATGCCAGTGTCTCTCCTGCAGTTCAGCAATGAACTTGTCTGTATGTAGGCAAAGATAGCCCTTCGGGTTTTGCTGTATGGCCGCAATAAAAGCAGCGCGAATATCCGGCTGACGGGGCATAAATGAACCCTCACTTGCTTGTTGACTGTATGCATATACAGTAGTATTTTTATCAAAACAGATCAAGCACAGGAATTTTTCACTTAAAAGGGGAGCGGTATGTTTGTGGAACTGGTTTATGACAAGCGTAATGTTGATGGTTTGGCAGGCGCCAGAGAGATTATCTTGGCCGAGTTGACGAAACGGGTACACCAGATTTTCCCTGATGCCGAAGTGAAGGTGAAGCCGATGCAGGCGAACGCTTTAAATAGCGACGCCAGCAAAAGTGATCGGGAAAAGCTGAACCGCATGCTTGAGGAAATGTTTGATGAATCCGACATGTGGCTGACGTCTGAATTCCCGACCGTCCGGCAAAATGTATAAAACGGCGAGGGGCAGCCTATTTCAACAGCTGCCCTTCAATTATTCAGGCTTGACCCACCGGGAATTTTTTATAAAGCGTGCACACAGCCACATCATAAATTATTGCCACCTGCTTTCTGTCCACGCCATTTGTTATTAATCTCCCAGCCTGCGCCCATTGTTCGGGTGTTAACTTTGGACGCCTCCCACCTATTCTCCCTTTTGCCCTTGCCACGGCTAAACCTGCCCTCGTTCTTTCAATAATATTTTCTCTTTCCATCTCAGCCGCAGCACTCAGCATTGTGTATGCGAATCTGCCGATTGACGTGCTGATCCTTATTCCTTCAGTGATTGAGACAAATTCAATATTATTTGCACGGAAATACCGTAGTAAATCGACCAAGTGTATGAGCGAACGTCCAAGCCGATCCAGCTTCCAGACAATGACGGTATCGCCGGGCCGCAATAACTTCATCATCTTATCCAGGCCAGGACGTTTTGACTTCGCTCCGGATATTTTATCCTCAAATATCTGGTCACATTCTGACCGATTTAGTGCCTCTAACTGTAATTCAAGATTTTGGTCAAAAGTTGATACCCTTGCATACCCATATTGCATGTTTTTTAGTCACCTTTTTGTACGAAAAAATCAGGTGACGTTATCGGCCAGGCTGCCCCAGGGCAATCTATAAAACGTCGGTTTGGGAGATAGCGCCACCAAGAACGTAGGCACGGCGACCGGCACGGTCGCTGCTGGCGATGATTCACGTATTGCAGGAGCTCTGCAAACCTCAGGCGGAACACTTACCGGCCAGCTGAATTTGAAAGGCGCACCCATTGCAGCTGATGCCAATTCTGTTATTTCCGCAAACGGTGGTCTCGATGTCGATTTGGCAAAGGGATTTTTGATGAGGGGGAAAGTACAGCAGGGGGCAGGAAAAGATAACAATATACTGACTGTTTCAGGCGATGGTAACACGGGCGCGACAGGGTATGTCGGAGCATTTCAGTACAACTGGTATGCCGACGGCTGGATCGCCGGGATAACTCGTGGTTCAGGTACCAACACGCTTACATATTCCATCTACTATAACGGTGCATCATATGGCACGGGATCAAAACTGTGGAGCTTTAATTATGATGGTTCTGCCACCTCTCAGGGCGCGTGGGTTAATGGTTCTGATATCCGTCACAAATTTGATATTGAGCTTGTGAAAAATTCTCTTGCCGCCGTTATTAGCTGGCGCGGCACTACATACGAGATTATGGACGGTGGCCGGGGCGTAGGCCTAATTGCCCAGGATGTTGAGAAGTGGTGCCCTGATGCAGTCAAGACATACGGAGACCGTAAGTTTAGTGATGAAACGGTGATTGAGAACTTTAAATTTCTTGATACCTCTGGCGTGTCGGCTGCTTACCACACTGAGGCCATAAAAGAACTATTCAGCCTGATTGACCTTGCACTAACGGATCCAGAAAAAGCGCGTGAAAAAATAAATGAGGTAAAACAGTTGCTGCAAGACATCCCAACATAATGCCTGTTTTTTAAACCATATATTTTATTACTTTACTTCAGCTCTATCAGATCCCCGGCTGGAATAACAAACGTCGGTTTGGGAGACGCGGCCACAAGAGGTGTAACCAGCGATAAAATCTCGCCTGGTGTTGGTACATCAAATTTGCCAACAGTAGGGGCGCTTGGGCTCGGAAATCCAAGACATATTGATAATTTTTC